GAATTTTGCAATTCCATTGGTAACCCTCAGTGACAAAAACTTATAGACACAAACACGAAATGGCTTATACAATTGAAGAACTCTATCCAAGATTCAGAGCAAGAATTCAGGCTTGCACAAAGCCAGAACTTGCTCGAGATATTTTGGCAGAGCTTCTTATGTGTAGGCACAACTATTTTGCTCAAGAATTTTGCAATTCCATTGGTATAGAATTCAGGAATGATGTACCAGCTGAAGACCTTGTCTTAGAGATGATACCTGACTTTGACCCACTTTCTATCAAGATACCAAACTTGACACCAGACAATTATTATCGAGACGGAAATAAACTTTATGTGATCGACTTCAAGGTATCGGTCAGTGATGAATCTTCAATTCATACTTATAAAAAATACAACAACATGCTAGGTGATGTGTTTAACCAACTAGCTATTTCTTATGAGATCGTCATCATTAGAATGGACCCGTCTACAATGAGGTTACATATCTCTAGTGATCAGTTCTCACAACTTTTCCCAAATATTGTCTTAAACATCGAATTCAACTGGTACTTTAACTTACGGCAGCAATTATTTGATAAATTTGAAAATGACCCAGAATTTATGGAAATGGTGGCACATGGTGAATTTACTCCTACTTTTCCCTGGGTTACTGAATCAACACCAGAGCTTTTCACTCACCCTATCTACTTGGAATTTATTGAATCTTTAGAACCTGATCTACAGAAAGATTTTGATCAAGCACTTAATTACAATGCTTTTTCTGCTGAAAAATGGAATGATCTTTTGCATATAATGATGTTCAAAAACAAAGATTATTACCATAAATACACAAGAAATGCTGCTCAAGAGGTCTTTTTGATGAATGGGAGTTATGAGAGACCAACAAGAAATGAAATATCTAAAGGATGGTCTGAAATGATTGAAAGAATAAATAACACTAGAGAAGTTACATCTGATATAAGCAAGCAGAAACCAAGCATACATTTTATTTGGGCTAGACACGACCCAAATTCCTCTAACGAAAATATATCCAAATTGTTAAAACTCAGCAAGTATTTAAAAATGATACCACAACAAGATAACCATAGCACTGCTTTTAAATACATAGGTCAACTAATGGATTTTAGTAGTGATATCAATAGATACACAGACTTCTGTACTAGATTAAAAGTAGAAGCTAGAAAAACACTGAGACCAAAGACAACATCTATTCAGCCTATAAAAATAGGGACATGTACAATATTATGGGAACAACAATTTAAATTAGATACAGATGTGATGCCAAAAGAAGTGAGAATTAAGTTCTTGAAAGAATTTTGCGGCATTGGCAACCATAAATTGTTCAAAGATAGGCTTATAGAAGATCTTGATCTAGAGAAACCTAGAATACTAAATTTCAATGATCCAGATATATTAATTGCAGCAAAGCAGATGGTAAATAACACTAAAGTAACATTGTCAAAGCCTTCAGGACTAGGAAAAATAGGTAATTTATTAGAAGAATATAAATTACAAATCGAGAATGCCAGTAAAGATACTTGGGAAAATATAAAAGCTATTACTTCTTCCTCTTTCTGGCAAGCAATAAATGATATTTCAATCTTAGTAAAGAACATGCTAGCTGTATCACAATACAACAAGCATAACACTTTTAGAATTGTTGCTTCAGCAAACAATTCATTCTTTGGGATTGTATACCCAGCTGCCAGCATAAAATCGAAAAAGTCAACTATTGTTTATTCAACCATAGTTATACATGAGCTGGAACAAGAAGTTTTAAATTGTGGTGCACTATATAAAACATATAGAGTTGGTGATAAATTTATATCTATATCAAAAGCAATGAGATTGGACAAAGAAAGATGCCAACGTATAGTTACAGCACCAGGTTTATTTATGCTAACATCATTATTATTTAAACATGAGAATGAAATCAACTTAAATGATATAATGACATTTTCTTTTTATACATCACTTTCTATAACAAAAAGTATGCTTTCCCTTACAGAACCCTCAAGATACATGATAATGAACTCATTGGCACTATCAAGTCATGTTAGAGAATATATTTCTGAAAAATTCTCACCTTACACTAAGACATTGTTTTCTGTATACATGACTGAATTAATAAGGCAAGGATGTATGTCTGCGAATGATCAAAAGGATTTAATATCATTAAAAAGCATTTATTTGAATGAATATGAAATTACTCAAAAAGGAGTGTCTCAAGAGAGAAATCTGCAATCTATTTGGTTTCCTGGCAAAGTAAATTTGAAACAATACATTAACCAAGTGTACTTACCATTTTACTTTAATGCAAAAGGGCTTCATAATAAACATCATGTCATGATAGACTTGACAAAAACAGTTTTAGAAATAGAACAAGAGCAAAGGATTGACCTACCTAACCCTTGGAGTACAGATTTGAAGAAACAATCTGTTAATTGTAGGGTTCTAATTTATTCGATCTCAAAAATGTTGAATAATGATACTTCAAAGCATAATCATTTGAGGAATAGGGTAGAAAACAGAAACAACTTCAAGAGATCATTAACCAGTATTTCAACATTTACAAGTTCCAAATCATGTATAAAAATAGGAGATTTTACAGATATTAAATCCAAATCTGCAAAATACTTGGAAAAGATTAGGAAAAAGGATGCAAATAAAACAAGAATAGCCAATACTGAATTTGTTTCAGAGAATGAAAGAGATTACACAATAATACACAGTACGTACTTAGACCTTAAGAAGTGTATACCCAGATACACAGATTATATCTCAACAAAGGTATTCGACAGATTATATGAAAAATACAAATATGAAGGTTTAGAAGATAAACCTGCAATTGAAATAATAATGGATACTATGTTAAGTCACACAGATTTCAAGTTTTGTTTCTTCAATAAAGGTCAAAAGACAGCTAAAGACAGAGAGATTTTTGTAGGTGAATTTGAAGCCAAACTCTGTTTATATGGTGTGGAAAGGATTGCAAAAGAACGATGTAAATTGAATCCTGAAGAAATGATTTCTGAACCTGGAGATGGGAAACTTAGGAAATTAGAACAAAATGCTGAGAATGAAATAAGAACTCTTATATCAATGTCCAAGAGTGTAACAGAAGAGGACCGGCTATTAGACGAATTAACAGATAGAGTAAAAGGGATAAAATTGGAAATAAATGCAGACATGTCAAAATGGAGTGCACAGGATGTGTTCTTTAAGTATTTTTGGTTAATTGTTCTAGATCCAATACTATACCCATATGAAAAACAAAGGATATTGTATTTCTTATGTAATTACATGAATAAAGAATTGATATTGCCAGATGATCTAATGTGCGCACTTCTAGATCAAAGAGTAAGAAGAGAAAATGATATTATTAGAGACATGACAGATAATTACAATACTAATTCTGTAAATATAAAACGAAATTGGCTACAGGGCAATTTAAATTACACTTCTAGCTATATACATAGTTGTTCAATGATGGTATACAAAGACATTATAAAAGATGCTATAGAGCTATTGAGAGGTCAATGTCATGTATCCAGTATGGTCCACTCAGATGACAATCAAACATCATTAGTCTTAATGCAAGATAAAGTATCTAATGACATAATGATAGAGTTTGTTTGTAAGAAATTTGAGCAATGCTGCTTAGCTTTTGGTAATCAAGCAAATATGAAGAAAACATATGTAACAAATCATATTAAAGAATTTGTAAGTTTATTCAATATATATGGAGAACCTTTTTCTATATATGGTAGGTTCTTGCTTCCCTCAGTAGGTGACTGTGCTTATATTGGGCCATATGAAGATATGGCTTCAAGATTATCAGCTACTCAAACAGCAATTAAGCATGGGTGTCCACCCAGTTTGGCATGGGTGAGTATAGCATTAAATCATTGGATAACTTATAGTACATATAATATGCTACCTGGACAAATCAATGATCCTAGTACTATATTTGGATGTAATAGAAATGAATTGCCAATAGAATTATGCGGATTACTTCAGGCAGATTTACCTACTGTAGCTCTAGTAGGGTTAGAATCAGGAAATATATCGTTCTTAACCAATATATTGAGGAAAATGTCTGCTCCGCAGTATGTAAAAGAATCAGTACAAGTACAATGCCAACACATAAACGAATGGAACATGGACAAACTAACCCCAATGGAAGAGTTAAGGTTTAAATTATTAAGATATGTTGTATTAGATGCTGAAGTGACTGAAGATGATAAAATGGGAGAAACTAGCGATATGAGAAGCAGATCATTAATAACACCTAGGAAGTTTACAACATTATCATCTTTAGAAAAACTGGTATCATACAAAGATTTCCAGGAAATTATATCAAATAAAGATTTATCTACTAATTTATTCGAAGAATTATTAAATAAACCAGAATTATTGGTTACAAAAGGTGAGGATTCTAAAGAATTTTTATTAACTATACTCTATAGATACAATTCGAAAAAATTCAAAGAATCGTTATCTGTCCAAAATCCTACTCAATTATTTATTGAGCAAATTTTATTTTCAAACAAACCCATAATAGATTATACAGGAATTAAAGAACGATTTTTAAGTATACTAGACATACCTAAAATACAAGAAAGTGATAATATAATCGGGAGAAAAACAATTCCAGAGGCTTTCCGAGAGATATTACAAGACTTATCAAAATTACCACTTGATCTAAGCGACATAAAGCTAGTTTATTCATTTTGTATATTAAATGACCCACTAAATACAACTGCTTGCAACTCCATTCTATTATCGCAAGTTAGATCAGAAATGGAAAGGACGAGCCTATCATCTGTTACTATGCCAGAATTCAGAAATATGAAACTGATAAAACATTCACCAGCATTAGTTCTTAGAGCTTATGTCCACAACAGATTTGACATTGGAAATGCAGATGAAGATGCTTTAAAAAGAGATGTGTATCATCTTGTAGAATTTATAAATCAAACAAAGATGGAAGAGAAATTAAAGAAAAAGATAGAAGAACACAATCAAAAGTCAACAGAAAGAGATTTGATATTTGAATTGAGAGAGTATACAAAATTCTACCAAACATGTTATGATTATATTAAAAGTACAGAACATAAAGTAAAAGTATTTATATTACCTCTTAGAGCGTATACTGCGTTTGACTTCTGTGCAGCCATTCATGGGAATTTATTATCAGATCATTGCTGGTATTCTGTACACTATTTAAAACAAATTGTCTCTGGCACTACAAAAGCAATGATATCTCATACACCATCAAGCGAACAGATGACTATAGATGAGTGCTTCAAGCTATTATGTCATTTCTGTGATACATTCATATCTCCAGAATCAAGATTGCAATTCTTGCATAATGTAATTGACAATTTTACATACAAAGGTGTTAAAGTAAAGTATATGTTTGAAATGTTACTAAACTCTCCTAGAAGATCACAATTCTTGCCATTATTATTTTGGACCAGATCTTTAAAACAATCTGATTTAGACAAATATGATGCAAACAAAAGTAACGAAAGAATAAGTTGGAATGAATGGCAAATAAATAGAGAAATGAATACAGGCAAAATAGACTTAACAATTAAAGGTTATCTAAGGTCAATAAGAATTATAGGTGAAGACGATCAACTTATATTGGCAGAATTAGAAATTTTAGAGACAGATAAAACTAGTATTGAAAGCCATGGACGTAAATTGTTGAATGCAAGACATAATTTGAAATTTGAAAGAATGAAGCCCATTCAAGTAATGGAACCCAAGAGCTATTATATATGTGCACAAAAGAAAACTAGATTCACATATTCTTATCAATTACTAATGTCAGAGGTTATTGAAGCTAGAAACAAAAATACTACATCTTTGACTGGAGATAAATACAATATGCTAGTTCCTGTGTGTTATGTCAATATAAGTAAAGTCAATTCAATGGAGAAAATAAAAATGCACACCTTAAGAGTATTGAATCAAACATATAATATAACAAAATTACAGCTGACAAAATCAGAGTTTGCAACAATCCGTAGATGTCATTTTTCGAAAATGACATTTTTTGAAGGTAAAATGAACCCAATAGGCAAAATTGATATGTCCAAAATGTTAAAAACACCTATGTTATTGACTACGAATTATAGTTCTCTGTCACAAGTTTCACTATATCATATTTCAAAAATATTCCATTGTGATGGAGATGAGAACGATCAAGATGAATTTGAATTCTTATCTGATGACATATTAGAAGATTATACAGTTGAAACAATCAACACTATGCCAATTTTTGAAATAGCATACACAAGTAAGTCAAGAGCGGGTTATACATACAAACAAGCTCTCCAAGAGGCTTTAAGGCGAGGACTTGATGAACTAGAATATGAGATGTCTTTCACAAATGAAGGTTTTTTTTCATCAAAGAACATTAGCATAATAAGTCTCATAATATCTCTAATAAACAGACTAAAAACTGATGAATGGAGCCAAGTATTAAAAAATTGTATACATATTTCATTCTTCAACAATGGCAAAGATAGACTATTCCATACTTTAAAAACACCTAAACCATTTATCAAAGAAACCATAGGCGAAAAATTAGACTGGGCTATGATTAGAAGCTTTCTACATGATACTAAATGCAAAACAAGGGGATCTTTCTGGGATCAAATATTTGATCAATTTAAAGAAAAATGTTACAGAGCTATAGATCTAGAACTAAAAATAGAAGGGAAATCATGGGGAGAAATAGTAGAAGAATTAGATGATTATGATGGAGTTGAGATGTTCAATTTTTGAGTTGAATTTACAGGCCACCAAAACAAAGAAAGAACAAAAATAGAACCAGATAAATTAAAATAAAATAAATTAGAGTAAACAAATAAATAAAATAAAATAAAACTGAAAATAGAAGGGAAATC